AAAAAAAAAAAAAAAACCCTATCAGATACAGATATCTGATAGGGGTTTTTTTTGCCCAAAAATAAGGCAAAGCATAAGGCAAAGAGTATTGATTAAACAAGCTACAAAGCACCTTGACACGTTTTAAATGCATAAACCTATATCACTATAGCCATATAAAAATTAAATTGCACCACGGGCACCACGGGCACCTTAAAAGCAATATTCATATAATCATGGTTAACCTATGATGTATGGTTAACCTATGAACATAATGCATGGATAGCATAAGAAAACGGATAGCATAATAATTGTCAATGCATACCGACATACCAACAGCTATGATATAGCATGAACAAACAATCTATATCATACATATCACATAGAATAGCATGAACAAACAATCTATATCATGTATGCTATGCTATACTGATAATGTATCATGCTATACTATGCATTGATAATGACTCCTGAATACCATTCAATCTGAAACCCTGGGATAATATGGCATAATATAGCATAGAATGGCTCCCCGCCTCGATCTATGCTATGCTATCCCGGGTGGTCTGGCCTACTGGGTATCCACCACAATATTTCCTGTAGTTTTTCGAGAACTTTTTTCTTTTACTCCTACCATAATTTATTTCCTGCAATTTTTCATGAACTTTTTCTTTTCATCCTACCATCAAATATCATATCAAAACTTCACTATTTCATTTGTCGTGTTCTCCGAATAGGGTAATGCTAAAATTGCCTCACGACATGAATTGGCTCTAGCCGTGCCTCCCACGACGATTTTATCTCAGTGTTTTTCCATAAGGATACACCACTTTTTCACTTTGTCGTGTCTCATGGGGATTTATATCGGTTTTATTGTCATTTATAAATTTTTATTCCTTATTATTTAAGGAGTTAATTTCATGGTGTTTTTACTTGATCCTTATCCTTATCTGTAATAATCCTTATTTGAATTTGTCCTTGACTTCTTATTCTTGTTTCTGTATTGGAGATTCATTATGAAAATACTTATTGCCTGTGAAGAGAGTCAGACTGTATGCACTGCATTTCGAATGCTTGGGCATGATGCATGGTCTTGTGATATTGTTCCTTGTTCTGGTGGACACCCTGAATGGCATCTTCAGTGCGATGTACTTTCAGTTTTGAATGAGGATTGGGATATGATCATTGCTTTTCCACCCTGTACGGATTTGTGTGCTTCAGGGAGTAAACACTTTAAGGATAAACGGCTGAATGACCGACAGAAGAAAGGAGTAAAGTTCTTCCTTTCTTTTGTTTATTGCTCCTGTCCTCATATTTGTATTGAAAACCCGATTGGAATCATGTCCTCATTGTACAGAAAGCCCGATCAGATTGTCCAACCTTACCAGTACGGTGATCCTTTCACCAAGAGCACATGTTTATGGTTGAAGAACATACCTTTGCTCAGACCTACTGCTGTTGTTTCCAAAGGAGCAACTACGGACTATGGTTCCGGTAAGAAAATAGCAAACTGGTATGGTAATCTGAGCAAGAAAGATCGTGCATTGAACAGGAGTAAAACCTTTCCAGGAATAGCTGCTGCTATGGCTTCACAGTGGGGAGGAACTAAGGACATTGTTATAAGGAATAATTTACGAATTCCTTATTCAGTTAATTTTGTTGAACAGAAAGGATTAGTATTATGAAAATATCCAAGAAGAACAGCATTATATGCCGTAATGGTATTGTTAAAAGTGAGGATGGGAAGGATAAACTATACGAACTGGTGTACTGGAATGCAGTGCAACGTTGCACCGGTTCAGAATGTCCTTGTCTTGATCTTTGTTCCTCTCCTGATGTTGACAAACCTTGTTCAATCATGTCTTCATATATGGGGAACGTGTATGAAATCATGATCAGGACATATAAAGGCAATATGACTGAGGACACTGCTTACCGTATCGGGATGCATCTTGTTCCTCTCTACAAGATACTTTGCCGATTGAAGATGCAGGAGTTTGCTGAGACACAAACCATGACAATCAATATTCAAGGTACTCTTAAAGTGAACCCGATCTTTGAGGAAATCAGGAAAACAATACTTGCCATCGAGAAGGTGTGGGCAAACTTGGGATACATTGTTTCGGAAAATCAGAAGAAGAAAGACAAGTTTGTAGGAGCTTTTAATCAGAGAAACTACTACGACATCATCGAATCCGGTGGAATGCCGATGCTCAGTCAGTTAAACGACCAATGATTTTTTACCGGATAATGGAAAAATGTGTTATAATGGGTTTGAAATGGTGGTTGTTTATCCGTGTAGAAATTTTAAACCCTAATCGGAGGTGAATCCTTTGGCAGAAATTATTCAGATGAATCCAGATACATTGACTGTTGATGATGTACTCAAAAGGAGTGCTGTCTGTGAGAGAATTCTGGTTTTGGGTCTTCAGGATGAAAACAATGATGACATGTTTTTCGCAATGTCCGGTTTGACTTTGCCTGAGATTTTATTCCTGATGGAGAAATGCAAACACTTTCTCATGAACTTGGGGAATCAAAAATGATACTGTTTATCATATTCATGTCAGCTTCGATTTCGTTTTGTCTGGGATATCTATTCGGTGCAGGAGTTGCCTATCAAAAATATGCACAGGAGAAAGACGATGGATAAGTTAATTGAGGATGTTATATTCATGGAGCATTTCAATCCTCTACGGGAACCGCAATTAACTCCATATAAAGGATGTCCTTTCTGTGGCAGTAAATTGCATTCAATCATGAATGATAAACATGTATGCTTTCGATGTGGAAAAGTATGGGAGGAAAAAAGTGGAGATAAAAAATAAAATCATTCAGTGCATTGCCGACATGATCGAAGAATTGGGAACTACATTCTGCACACATCCTAACGATTCTGTGAAACTCTTTGCTGCATCACGACTTGTGGACACTGAAATAATGAGAAGACTTGCAATCTTGAATAAAAGGAATCAACAAAATGGAACCATCTTCGTCGGTCACTGTGATACTGTTCATTGCGATACTGATAATTGTGACATGGAAACATGATTCTAAAGGTTTGCCCCCACCCCCTGCTCCTTTGAAGAAAAAGGAACCATACAAGCAATTCAGGAATGAATGGAAGTTCTATCACCGGTTCAGGGGGAAGAGTTATTTCAAAGTCAGTAAAAGGAAAAGATGAAAATCATTAAAAGGACATCCAAAGAATCAAGGATAAGGAGAATGAAGGAGCAGGAAGGCATTCGCCTTCGTCCTAGAATCCCACGGTACATTCCACGGAATTATAAGGATGGTGCCGAAGGCATGATCCAATGGTGTAATGATTTTGTCTGTGTGCCTGTGTATGCTGAAGGTGATGACATGGCTACATGGGTACGATTGGGGGAATTGTCGGATGTTGTAAATCCCAAAACAAATCGTTCCTCAAAACAGATGTGGGAATCACAGTGCGAGATATTACGTGAAGCACTGGTGATGAAAGACAATCGTTTCCTGTACCGGCTGATCGTGTTCTGCTGGCCCCGTGGTGATGGTAAGTCACTCCTTGCATGTCTGGTTCAATTATGGAAGTTCTTCAATTGGCCTAGACAACAGATCATGTTAGGAGCTAACTCCAAAGAACAGACAAAGTTTGTCCATTATGATATCATCCGTGATATCATCATCAATTCACCCCGATTGTATGAGATGATCGGTGGAGAACGAAATATCCAAGAGAAAGAAATCAGGATTGTGGATGCAGAGGGCAATGTACGTTCCATGATCCGATCCATTTCATCCTTTTCAGGCATCGTGTCCAACATTACAGGATATACCTTCTCAGAAATCTTTGACATGAAGAATCCCAAGTTCTTTGTTCAGCTTGACGGTTCCATCAGGACAATTCCGAATGCATTAGGTGTCATTGACTCCACCGTGTCGGCTAAAGACCATATCCTTTACAAACTTTATCAGAACTTCATGACCGGAAAGAGTAAGACGGTCTTTTTCTCTTATCGATTCAGTAGAAGGGGTGATGTTGAGGACTATTGGAACCCCAATATGGATGAGGATCAACTTAGAGACTATGAAACCAAGTTCCCGTTGGGTGATTATGAAAGATACTTCCTCAATAAGTGGAATTCCGGTAACGTAAAGGTCTTTTCCAAGGAGATAATCGAAGAAACCAACATCATTGGATGCGATAACTATACCCTGAACCATGAAACAATACGTGAAGTGCTTACCGAAAAGACCAAAGTTGAAGAATTAATCCTTGATTTAGCCGATTATAGAAAGAAAGGAGATCAAAAAAACCTTCCAATCTTCCAAGATAGACTCCGTTTTATGGAAAAAAGGTTCAGAAAAGTCGATGATTTGTATGTTTTAAAGGACAATTACAGCCAACCGATGAAGGTTCCCAACTTCAAATTGAACGAATTGGGAGATAAATTCATGACGGATTGGGCAGTTTTAGCCGGTCTGGACATGGCTGATCCCTATGCGATACGAGGAAAAGCACGTTCAATCATTACTATTGTCGCCAAAGGATTGCCAGGAAGTCGTGGAAATGAGTACCTTTCTGCAACAATAAGTCCTAAATATATCTACTTTCTGCTCATGCTTGCCGTTGCTCCGAAGAACTCCATAGACAATATCAAGGATCTTCTTGAAGAAGCTGATGCCGAATACCAAGGAATCGATACCCTTTGTTCTGAACGTTACGGTGTATGGGACATGGAAGCATGGTCGGTGGAAAAATCGATCAAATTCGAACCGGTATTCCCGAATTATGAGAGACAAAGGGAAGCTTTCAAAGAATATTACGTTGCTTTCAAAGAAGGAAGGTATAAGGCACCGACCGTATATGTTCCTGGTTCCAAGAATAGAGACATCTTCAGAGAGGAACATGAGAATTTTGACCATGACTCCGAGACAAAGTGGTTCGGTTCCTCTGAGAAAAATGAAACTCATGGTATTCAGGATGATACTGTTTTCTCCGGGATGTGGACGATTTTTGGGGGAAGATTATTGACAGCAGCAGACTTCCGACCAAGGCTGATAACCAATGAGAGCTTTGGTTACTTCGAGGAAAATAGAAATCTCATAGGGAATTATAAATAACTGTTGACAATGATAAAAAGCTTCGATATGATGCCTATCAAGATATGCGTTTTCAGACTCAGGTTTCGCATATGCCGAAGATGCTTAAAGATGTGAGGACGGTTTCTGTTCTCTAAAAATTCACAAACAATGTTGAATTTGCTTCCAAGGGTTGCCATCCCCTTTCCCCATCTGGCATTGTTTGTGAATGATCTGCATTATTAATGGTGGATTACCTGAGTGTCCTTTTCAATAAAATTCTTCTGACCGGTCTATATCGGGCGGACTCCTACAGCATCAGAAGTGATGCTTTTGTTGTTTGTGGGATATACAGTGCAAAAAATGCGAATTGTTTGGCTTGAACAATTAACAGCTTAATACGTTCATTGGAAATTGGTATATCGAGGAGCATCAGCTTGTGTGTGAATAATTCCGGAATTATTCACATAAACGTCCTGTCATGAAAGGATAGTCTTGCTGGTGCTTGCTCGATATGCCAATTTCTTTTAAACTAAAAACTCATGGTTGTTCAAGAGGTGTCCTTCCACCAGTATTGAGGGAGCAGAGGGTTCTGGCCTACCTAATCCAAAGACGAAAGTCGGATGACATAGGGCGCACTGGTAAAGCGAGGAAGAATCTGTACTGATACACTTTTGTCCGGTGTGATCATCGTGGATTGTCTCTTGTGTATCAGTATAGTTACGTTTTCTGTGATAAGGATTTGTTTAATAAAGTTTCTCAATCATCCGTGAAGCCAAACGAACCCTTGCCAGCAGAGAGATTCGCCCGAATTCCCTTTTCTTTTTACTGTTCCTTATAAGAGGTGTGTATGGCACATATATCAAAGTCTCCTGCCCCACCAAACTCCGATTTTTTTATGAACCTGTCTGATGATGAACTCCGTGGAATGCAATTCTCTATGCCGTGGCAAGTAAATGTTTCTGGTACTGAAAGCAGTACCGATGCCGATGGATTTCCTGTAAGGAGTACGTCTGTTTCCGATTTAACCCGTGAAGAACTTCAAGTGAAATGCTGGGACAAGTTCAACAAAAATCCTCAAATAAATACTTCAGTTCGTGGTCAAATGGGCAGACTCACCGGATTGGGGTTTGAAATATCCTCCGAAGTATTTGACATCAACGAAGCAATCAATGAAATTTACTATGATCCTCGAAATCGATTGTACAATTACATTCCGAAATGGGTTGCAAGGAGTAACATAGAAGGAGAACTATTTCTTTGTTTAACCTGTCACATAAATGGGTTTATCGAAATCGATTTCATTGATCCATCCAGTGTTACAGGAGGTGGTGATGACGGTTCCGGTATTATTTTCCATCCTTCTAAACCCCTCTTTCCTATGTTTTATAATGTTTCCAATCCTGATGTTAGTGATCCGACAAAGAAGCAACAGGAGCAAATTCCGTCAATCAACATTGCTAGATATCCTACGGAACTGCTATCGATTGCTTCCAAGATGTCCACCCAAGGAGTTTCATTCGATCTTCAAAAAAACAGCAAGAAGACAAAGCGCAATCCGTGGCAAAAACTAGGTTATTATTACAGATTCATCGTAGCATGGGACAAAGGATTTATGACCCGAAGGGCTATATCCTATCTTCGAACAACTCTTGAATGGCTTAACCATTATGAAAATCTCAAGAAGTACGAGATTGATCATAAGAAATCCTCAGGTAGCTATTTGTGGGTATTCCAGATTGAGAATCCAAGAGATTTCAAATTATGGGTATCCTTGACACCTGAACAACGAGCAACAACCGGAATCCTTGCCAAGAAAACTCCCGGTGGAACTCTTGTAGTTCCTCCCGGCATCAAAGTAATTGCAGTAACCCCCCAATTGCCGAAAATCTCAGACTCCGACACAGATATCATGGAAATGGTTGCTTCAGGCTTGAATGAACCCTCTGACATCTTGACCGGATCATCCAAAGGCACCTTTGCATCCGTTAAGGCTAGCCGTGGGCCAATGACTGATAGGACATCAGATGAGATAGCTTATTTCGACAGGTTTTTGAAATACGACCTTTGGAGTGCGATTTTCTTTTTGAAAAGCAAAATCAGTTCATTTCCTGCTACTTTTAAAAAGAATGAAGCAATCGATTTTGATGATAATCAGGAACCCATCTTCAAAAAAGTTCCAAGAAGACCTGAATTCCTGATTGATATCTCATATCCGGTTTCTGAAACATCTGATACAGAGGCACAAGCACGGGCATTTTTGGGTGTCAAACACGGCAATATGAGTGACACATTGGGAATTCCTAACTCCTACATTGCCAAGAAAATGGGCATCGGAAGCTATGGAAAGATGCGATTGATCAAGGCAACTGAAGATGACAAATATCCTGAACTGATTACTGAGGCTGATGCTGCTGCTGCCGGTATGAATGAAGATGATCCAAGTGGTCAGGAAACCAGTCAGGAGAAAAAGCTTGCAACCCCAACAAAGAATGCAGTCAAGAAGACGAAAAAAATTGTTTCTCCAAAAAAAGTTGTTGACAAAGGAAATAATTCTGCTAAATAG